AAGGTGGTACTGCTTGCGCGTGTGGCACGGCTTCCACGTCAATCCCTGTTCCCGCGGGCGCAAACAGCGCAATGATCCACGCCGCGGGCGGGGCTGTCTATTGGGATGTTACCGGGGATAGCGCCGGTACAACCAGCGCGGGCTACGTCGCAAAGGATCAAGTCGGCTTTGTCCCCCCGATTGACAACATGGGAACGGCTATCTATGTGAGCGGCGAAGCGGCAAGCGTGGCGCATGTGGAGTTTTACCAGGACTGATTAGGCGGGGTGAATTATGGCACGAGCAACAATGGCGACATTGATAACAACCTTGCGCGGATATACGCAGGTCGGAACGGCTGATTACGCCGTGGGAACGGTGAATTATTGGAGCGATGACCAGCTCCAAGACCGCCTGGACGCGCACCGTCAGGACGTTTACCGCGCCCCTTTGCAGCCTATCCAGACTTACAGCGGCGGAACGGTTGTTTACCACGACTACCACAGCGCCTACAGCAACCTTGAAGCAACCAGCGGGGGTACGGCGATATTCTACGTTGAGGACGCGGCAGGCTCCGCAGTTGGCACCGCGCTATACACGCCGGATTACAACCGGGGGGTTATCACCTTCGCCGCGGACACGGGCGGCAGCTCGTACTATCTTTACGGGCGCGCCTACGATATGAACGCCGCCGCCGCAGATGTGTGGCGGCAGAAGGCGGGGCATTATGCAACCGCGGTGAACTTCTCCACCGACAACCATCGCATTGACCGGGGCGAGATTATCAAGAACTGCCTGTCTATGGCGGGCTTCTACGCCCAGCAATCCGGCGCAACGACTGTGCTGATCAACCGAGGCGACAATGCTTAGTGACGCTGAACTGGACGACATCCGGGCGGCTATCGAAGAACTGTTGCCCGACACCTGTAATATCCTGAGCGTCACGCACACCCCGGATGGGCAAGGCGGCATGAATGACACCTGGGGGACGGCAACCGCAAGCGCGGCGTGTCGATTAGATCAAGCCAAGCCTGGGGGTGAGGCGGTGTTTGGTGCAATGATACAGCCGTTTCATGGTTACGTGCTTACCCTGGCGCATGATACGACGATCACCACGGGCAACCGGGTAACGTGCAACAGCCAGACGTTCAATGTAGTAAGCGTGGATCTGGCGAAGTCCTGGGACGGTTCGCGGCGGGCATATTTGGAGCGGTTATGACAAAGTTAGATACCCGCGTACTGGATGCGATTGCTAAAGGGCTGGACAAGAACAGCGACCAGGTGCTTGCGTCTGTTGCGTTTCAGGTAGAGGCAGAGGCGAAGGTTAGAGCGCCCGTAGATACCGGCGCATTGAAGAACAGCATCCATACCGAGAAGAAGAAGGTCGGCTTGTATTGGGTCGCTGACGCGGTGAACTACGGCATTTATAACGAATTAGGTACAAGTCGCATGAGCGCACACCCGTTTATGAAGCCAGCCGTTGAGAAGGTACAACAGTACCTTGCCGACCTTTACAGGAAGTTATTCCCATGAGTATTTATAACGCCCTCAACTCGGCAATTTCCAGCACCCTATCCGGCGGCACGGCGTTGACAACCGCCCTGGGGGGAACGGCTATCTACTACGAGCAAGCGCCGGAGAATACCCCCCTTCCCTACGTTGTTTGGAGCTATCCTGCCGGTGGGGATGAAAACCTGACTTCAAGCCGCATGAAGTCAATGGTCGCCTACGTGCGCGGCTACGCTGACAAAGCGGACCAGGCCGGCACGATTGACGCTTACTGTGATGCCCTGTTGCATAACAAGGCTTTGACGGTCACGGGCTGGAATAACTTTTGGACCGCCCGCGAGGATGATATTAGTTTCGTTGAAAACCTACCCGACAAAACACAGGTGTATAGCGCGGGTGGGTATTATCGTTTCAGATTAACTTAGGAGATATACAATGGCAGATTTAGAGTATGCAGGTTCAGCTTGTTACGTTTCGTGGGTTTGGAGCGGCGGTACTGTTTCACTTTATACCGATGCGCGCAATTTCAGTTATACCCCCTCGATTGACTTTATCGACGCAACTGCCGGGGCCGATGCCGCACGCAAGCGCATCAACAGCTTTAAGGATGGTCAGGCTTCGCTCGCGTCCCTCGCGCAGAGTGACGGCACGGCTTTTGTCGCTGCTTGCGCGGAAGGCGTAGGCGGAACGCTCACCTGGGGATTGGCTGGTACTGCAACCAACCGCCCGAAGTCGTACGCGGCTTTTATCAGCCAGGGCGTGACGCAAACCGCACCGTACGCGGACGTGGCGACCTATGACGTTTCGTGGCAGCAAAACGGGGCCAGAACGGATGACAAATGGTCATAACTCTTAGCGACGGGCGTGAGCTTACGGTTGACCTGACCAAGATCAGCATACGGGAATATCGCCGCTTATTCAAGGACGAAACGACACCCGAAGAAGAGGATGCACTGCTTGCGCCGTGTTTCGGGCTGACGCTGGAGGAGTTTGAAGCCCTCCCCTATCCCGATTACAAGCGCGTGACGAATGCGTTTTTCGAGCGGGCGAAGAATCCGTTATCTGACCCAAACTCTCTAAGCGCGTCTACTTCCACTTAGCACAGCGTAAGCCAGCGCCCGTCGAGTTAATCCGCTGGACGCTTGCGGAGCGGTTCGGCTGGACGCTGGCAGAGGTGGACGCGCTGAGTTTGGCTGATTTGGAGGAGTTCTTCCAGATCGAGGACGGGCGCGCTAAGGTGAATACACCAAAGGTAAAGGTGAGCTAATGGCGACTCGTGTCGCGAGTTTATATGCAGAAATAGGCGCGGATACCAGCGGACTAAAGAAGGGGCTACAGGAAGCAAAGGCCGGATTAGCTGGCGCGGCTAAGGGCGCTGACAGTGCCGGAACATCCATCAAAGGGATGATAACGAAGGTTGGCGCTGCCGTTGGCGTTCTAGCCGCCGTTGGTGCTGCCGCTAAAAAAGCCTTCGACTTGGGCGCGGAAGGTACGCAACTAGAGTATGCCGCCGGGAAGTTTGACCGCCTAACTGATGCTATCGGCGGGACAAGTGACGCGCTTCTAATCGACTTACGCAAGGCTACCAAAGGCACGCTATCAGACGCAAGGCTCATGGCTGGCGCGGGCGACCTTATGGCTCTTGGGCTGGCGAACAGCTACGATGAGGTTATACGCCTGAGCCGCGTTGTCGGTGGATTAGGTATGGATATGAACCAGTTGGTTCTTACCCTGACCAATCAGACAACGATGCGCTTTGACGCGCTAGGCGTGTCCGTTGACGGCTTTGACGCGAAGGTTGCAAAGCTAAAGAAAACAGGTATGAGCGCAAATGATGCGTTCAAGGAAGCCTTTTTACAACAAGCCGAAGCGCAACTGGAGAAGATTGGCGACAAAGCAGACACGGGCGCGGGGGCTATCGCCCGCATGGAAGCCAGCTCGGAGAACTTAGCTAACTCGTTCAAGCTACGGTTAGCGCCTGCCGCCGTTGCAGTTGCAAATACTCTCAACGATATTCTTACTAACGGGCAACCTGCTAAAGACGCGATAGACGGACAAGCGCGGGCAGTTGGCAACCTTACAGACAGTTATGATGTTTACGTCAAAAAGCTGGCGAAGGTTGCAAAAGAGCAGGGTTACACAGTCCAGATTCTTGACGGAAAAATTCAGATACTCAACTCAAGCGGCATGGAAGTAAGCGGCACATTTGACGTAATGTCGCGAACTGAACACACCCTGGAAAGGTCGCTTGTGTCTGCAAGTTCAGCAGCCGAGGAACAGGCAGCAATTATGGGTGGGCTGGAAGCGCCAACCCGCGACGCCGCGAGTGCGACATACGATATTGCCGCCGCCGAACAAGAAGCCTACCGCAATGCGCGCAACTGGAAATCATCGCTAGGCGAAACCGTTAGCCTGCTTGACCGCCTGAACACAATGGATCTGAATTTCGGCGACAAGATAAAGACCCAACTTGACGCAATGAAATGGGATGAGTTGGGCGGCGACGTGATCCAGCAGGCAGCAGGCCGGATTAATCTCGCAATGGAGCGCGGGGTAGCGAATGGCGGGATTAGTGAGGAAGAAGGTAAAGCGGCGCTGGCTGGACTGTTCGCGGCAAGTGAGGCATTAGAGGCTGAGGTTTTAGGTACTGACTTCTCAGAGGTTGCAACAAATATATCTAACGATATTCATGTACCACTTGAAACAGCCGCAAGTCTGGCAACCGCCGCGATAGACGCTATCAAGGCTGGCGAGCTTGAAAAATACGTTTATACCATCGAATTGAAGTACATCAAATCGGGTTATAGCGGCGGACTTCCCGAAGAAGGAAAAGCCGCGGGCGGACCTGTAAAACAGGGTATGCCCTACCTTGTAGGCGAGCGCGGGCCGGAAATGTTTATACCGTCCACTTATGGCAATATCGTTCCTAACAACCAACTGAGCGGCGCAAGCGGCGGCGGGGCAATCGTTGGCGGCGGCGACACCTACAACAGTTTCGTTGTCTATCAACTTCCCGGCGAAGATGCTGGCATGCTTGCAGGTCGCCTATTCGCTATGTCCGCCCGTCAGGCGCGGCGCAACTCGGCAGGCTTAGGATACGCAGGAGCATAAAGCATGACATACGGCGCACGCTTCACCCACGGTACGCGGAGCTTTGACCTTCACAGCGCGGAGTATGACCTGTTCCGCGATTTCAGCTTTCCGGCGGCAGACGAAGCCCTGAATATCGGCGCGGGTACTTCCGGCAATCGCTCCGGCGGCAAGGTGGTCAGCAAGCGCCCGCA